CCAGTCAGGACAATGGTGATGAGCGTAAGGCCATTGATGAAATCATGACCAAGCTTCGCATGCTTGTGCAGGAAACTAACATTGCTCTCATCATTGTTAGCCACCTCAAGCGTCCATCAGACAAGGGGCATGAAGAAGGTGCAACCACTAGCTTAGCTCAGCTAAGGGGCAGTGCAGCCATTGCACAGCTTAGTGACATGGTGGTATCGCTTGAGAGGAATGGTCAGGCTGATGATCCCATTGAACGTAACACCACCAAGGTGAGAGTGTTGAAGAACAGATACAGTGGTCAGACTGGTCCTGCTTGCAGCTTGCTTTACAACAAAGACACTGGCAGAATGTTTGAGATTGATGATGCTATGGAAGGGATGATGCTATGAAACAGTGGGATGGTCTTGATGATTCCATCATTGGACAAGCTTCTGTATGGAATGGTAATGAGAGAGTGGAGGTCTTGGTCTACGATGCCGATCTAATGATCAAAGTATTTGTGGACAGAGATGGTATGTCTGAAGAGGAAGCCAATGAATATATTCTCTTCAACATTGAGGGTGCATACATAGGAAAGGACACACCTGTATTGGTGTGGCAAAGGTATGAGTGATGGAGGAAAGGGACATACTCAGCGTCCCAAGTCAATAGCTGATGAAGAGTGGGCTACTAGATGGAATGCCATCTTTGGTAAAGACTCATTAGAAGATTACAAACAGTCGGTAGATGTTAACAATCTCCGACAAAATGATAAGGACAAGGACGATGATCTTCTTAGACATAGAGACAAACCTAAAACATGACACCATATGGTTGTGTGTTACTAAGCACAGCACCACTGGTGAGATAAGACACTGGCGGGAAGCCGACAGCTTGCAGCAATACTTAGATGGTGAGCAAGTGGTGGGCCACAACATCATTGGCTTTGATGCACCCATACTAAATAAGGTATGGGGTGTTGGCATTCCTGACAACACTCTGATGGATACACTGGTGATGTCACGCCTGTACAAGCCTGACATTGAGGTAGTGCTCCCTAAGCAAGGCAAAGCTCCCACTCCCCACAGCTTAGAGGCATGGGGCTACCGCTTAGGCAGTCACAAGATTGGCTTCACTGACTTTGATGGCGGGTGGACACAAGAGATGGCTACTTATTGTGAGCAGGATGTGTTACTGCTTGAGAAACTGTACAGCCACCTATCAACAGTGTTGATTAAGGAAGAGTTTTCTTTACAGAGCATTAAGCTTGAGCATGCGGTGGCACTGATCTGCCGAGGCATGGAAGACAATGGCTTCATGCTTGATATGCCTAAGGCTATGGCGTTGCATGCAACCCTCAGTGGGCGTATGTCCGACATTGAAGAGAGCATGCAGCAGGTATTCCCTCCTATCGTAGAGCAACGCTTCTCTGAGAAGACAGGCAAGCAGCTTAAGGATAAGATTACTATCTTTAATTCTGGTAGTAGGCAGCAGATTGCTGAGCGATTGGCAGGGCTTGGTGTTGTCTTCACAAAGAAGACAGACAAAGGCAATGTCATTGTTGACGAAGCTGTGCTTGAGAAGATTGACTTACCAGAAGCTAAGCTTGTAGCTGAATACTTAATGATTCAAAAGCGTGTAGCTCAGATCAGTAGTTGGCTTGAGCTAGTGGCTGATGATGGCAGGGTGCATGGCAGAGTGACAACTAATGGCGCAGTTACAGGAAGAGCGACACACAGCAGTCCTAACATGGCGCAGATCCCTGCTGTTGGTAATCCCTATGGAGCAGAATGCCGAGAGGTATGGACAGTGCCTAAGGGGTATAAGCAGGTGGGTGTTGACCTGTCAGGCATTGAGCTTCGTTGCTTAGGCCACTACCTGAATGACAAAGAGTGGATGGATGAGTTGCTTAAGGGCGACATCCACTGGTTCAATGCACAGAGCTTTGGCTTGGTGGATAAGGGTACTATCAAGGACGATAACAATCCTGAGCATAAGAAGGCTAGGAATGTTACCAAGACTCTGACATATGGTGTACTGTATGGGGCAGGGGCAGCTAAAGCTGGGTCGATTGTTGGTGGTAACAGCAGCAAGGGCAAGAAACTTATTGATAGTTTTATCAATAACACACCCGGCCTTTCTGCCTTGAAAAAGAAGATATCTAGGCTGATGGCTAAGGGTCATCTCCCTGCACTGGATGGACGCAGGGTGTGGGTTAGATCTGAGCATGCAGCATTAAACACTTTGTTGCAAAGTGCAGGTGCTATCATAGCTAAGCAATGGCTTATTGAATCAACAAAGCTGTTGCAAGACAAGGGAATAGATGCTAAACTGTTAGCGTTTGTTCATGACGAAACACAATGGGAAGTGCGAGAAGATCAGGCAGAGGAAGCAGCTAGGCTCATAGAGCAAGCAGCAACCAAGGCAGGTGAAGCTTTAGGTTTCCGTTGTCCAGTAGATGCCGAAGGTAAGGTCGGTAAGAACTGGCGTGAGTGCCACTAACGATAGAGGTGGGTTTTTATATTGGAGAATATTATGAGTGAAGAAAAGAAAGCGATTAAGTTGAAGGCTGATTTGTTCTGGTGTCAGCACAACAAAGTGAATGACATGTCTGGTAAGTTCCAGTTGAACTTATGCAACCTGTCTGATGCTGCTGTTGAAGCATTGGAAGAGATGGGCATCAGTGTTCAGACTGGTGAAGAGAAGAAGGCTGACATGGGCAGGTACATCACTTGCAAATCAGAGAAGCCTATCCGTGTCTTTGATACAGACAATGATGAAATCACTGAAGCCATTGGTAATGGTAGCAAGGGTAAAGCCTTGGTGTCTTCATACTCTTGGACATACAAGAACAAGAAAGGTGTTAGTCCTTCCTTGAAGAAGCTGGTTGTCACTGACTTGGTTGAGTATGCTGCAGCAAGCGGCATCAGTGCAGATGATGAGGATGTATTATGAACTTTAATATTCAATTAAATTTAGACCAAGTTAATTTGGTGTTGGCTGCTTTATCTAAGCTTCCTTTTGAAACTGTTACAGATACTATTGCTGTTATTAAACAGCAGGGTACAGAGCAATTGAAAGCTTTTGAGGCAGCTAAAGCTACTGAAGAACAAGTAGTGCAGTAATGAAAGCACTATTCGATAGCGACATATTCGCTTATCGGGCAGCATCCGCATGTGAGGACGAAGACGAAGCAACGGCACAGCGAACATTGGATCGTTTAATTGTTGATGTCCTCATGTGCGGTGTTGATAACATCTATCCTGATTGCTTCGTGGATAGTTGGAGCATGCACCTAACAGGGAAGAACAACTTCCGATATGAGATAGCTACCACGGTTCCCTATAAAGGTAACAGGGTGGACAAACCTAAGCCAAAGCATCTAGCTTTCCTTAGAAGCTATCTTGTTAAGGAATGGGGTGCTTCTATATCTGAAGGTGAAGAAGCTGATGACACCATTGCCATTGAAGCTACAAAGCTTGGTGACAATTGTGTCATTGTGTCTTTAGACAAAGACTTAGATCAGATTGTTGGTTGGCATTACAACTTTGTTAAACATCTAGGCTACTACATCAAACCAGAGGAAGCTCTGGTCAAGCTGTATACGCAGATGATTACTGGTGATGCTGCTGATAACATCAAAGGATTGTTCCGTGTTGGTCCAGTGAAAGCAGCCAAGATAATTGGGGACACAACAAATGAACTTGAGCTATACAACAAAGTGTTGGAAGCTTACGAGGGCGATGCTGAGCGTGTGTTAGAGAATGCTCAGCTTCTTTTTCTACGAAGATATGAAGGACAGATATGGACTCCTCCACAAGCTTAAAGCCAAATGACATTGCACTAATCCTTCGTCCTACTATTGTGGATGGGGTGTATCAAAAACACTTTCAAGTGTTAGTCAGTGGCTTTGGTCCACTCACTATCAGTGAAGACGATGTGAATAACCTGATTGGTATGGCTACTATATTGGCAGCAACTGTACAGTATATGGAAGAAGATGAACAACTTGCTAACAAGCTTGTTGAGTATTGCGGTAAGATGTTTGGTGATGTTGGTGACTTCTTTTACAACGCAGACCATGACAGCTTTGGTGATGGCAACTTCACCATTGACACCAAGACAGTTGGAGGCATCCAATGAATGTAGATGACACACTAATACAACGAGGTGTTAGGTATGGCAACTACAAAGAAGATGTCTCTAGAGTTTCTCAAGCTTTAAAAGAATCTGTTAGATCAGGTGCTGAATGGAAAGAGATGGATGATGATATGAAGGAAAGCCTTGATCTCATCTGTAACAAAATCTCTCGCATTGTGAATGGTGATCCTTGGTATCATGACTCATGGCATGACATCATTGGCTATGCTAGACTGGTAGAAGAAAGACTGGAACGATTATGATTGCTGTTGACATCCACTTAAAGGTTTTCTTTAAACCTCAAGA